GAAAGACAATGAATTCAAGTCAATTATTGTCGATTTATTGGAAGATACTTATGAATCATGTAGACTTTACATGTATGACCAAATGGGCATCACCCATGAATCTGATGATTCATTCAGGGCATGGGATAAAGTCAGAACAGAATTTCTGTCCACATTAAAAAGACTGATGAACCTGGACTATGAAAATATCATTCTGATTTCCCATGAAGACACTTCCAAGGACATCACCAAAAAGGGCGGTGACAAAATTACTTCAATCAAACCAAACCTTCAAGATAAAGCTGCAAATAAAGTGGCAGGTATGGTTGATATTGTTGCAAGGGTGATTGCTGATGATGCCAAAAGGGTTCTTTCATTCAAGACCAATGAAGTCATCTTTGGTGGTGGAAGACTTTCCACTTCAACCAATGAAATTGATTTGGACTATAATGAATTTCTGGCTGTCTATGAAGAAGCAAACAAGGCAGCAGTTGCAAAGATGATTAGCGGTGAAGCACCTGCTTCAAATAAGGCTTCCAGTACACGAAAAGGAAGGGGCAAACAAGAAGCAACACCAACACCTGATGAACCTGTAATTGAGCAAAATATGAGTTCTGACAGTGATGCTGATGCAGTTGTCACACCTGAAATCAAAGATGCTGCACCTGTTGACCAGCAAGAAGCAAAATCTGAACCAGTCAAGGAAGAAGTCAAGGAAGAAGTCAAGCCTGCACCTGCAAAGGAAGATGCACCACAGGCTACAAGAACAAGAAAAAGAAGGGGCGAAAAGTAGAATCTCCTCACAATTTGAACAAATTTATTAGGTTATAAATCAGAACCCTTGAAAACACTTGGTTTCTGTGGGGTTTTGTTACTAACCAGTTATTATTCATCAATCAAAACTGAAAGTTTCACCCTTGCTGAAATCTTCCAAAGCATACCGCATTGCATCCATTAAGTGGTTGAAATCATCAATTGGTTTATTGATTTTCTTTCCAAATTTGTCTTTGTCCCAGGTGTAGTTGCTTATTTCAGTAATGAAGTTCACACACCTTGGATGAATGACAATCTTGAAGTCCTGGATGTAGTCAATGCCATTGTTGACTGAATCCTTGCCTTTTCGTGCTGCCCTGATATTTGAAAGACCCAGTTCACGCAGCCTGTCAATTGACTTGGGTTCTGCTGAATCTGCCCTGATTCTTTCTTTCCTGAACCCCATACCATCAATGTTGGAATAGATTGCTTCATTGGAAAGACCTGTTTTGTATAGTTCATCAAATACATAGATGACTTTTTCTTTCAGGTCAACCAGTCCACACCAAAGTGCAGAAGGGTCATTTGTATAACCAAAGTCAAGACCAAAGGCTGACTTGATTGCTGCAATTTTCTTGACTGCTTCAATGTCAAACAGTTTTTCTTCCCAGTTCTCAAAGACAAGACCTTCAACAATACCCCATTCCCCAAGACCTGCCACTTTGTATCTTCTTGGGTTATTCTTTTTCATGGTTTCAAAGACCTTCTTGTCAGCAGCATCCAACCATTCATTGCACATGTAGTTTGTAGTCAGTGCAAGAATATCAGTATCAGGTGCAGCATCAAAGAACCGTTTCTTTATCCAGTGATGTTCATTCCAGGGGTTGAAGGTAAGGGTTATCTGTTTGAATAGTCCTTCATCAACCTGACCACGAATGGATTCATCCAGGATATTGAAATCATCTTCATTCATAATTTCATAAGCTTCTTCAATCCACATCCAACATAAAGCACCAACATCAACAGTAATGGATGTGACTTTCAATGGGTCATCAAGACCCCTGAAATAGATTGTTTGACCAGTGGGGATGTAGGTCATTTCAAGTGGGGATTCAGTAACTTTCCAATATTCCTGAACACACAATCTGTTGATTGCCCATTTCAATTCAGTGAAGCAGGAATCCTTCAAGGTTCTGAATGTTTTCCTGATGACCAGTGTATTTGCACCAGGGTATTTCATCATGTTGACTATGTACCAAAGGGCAGTGGACTTTGATTTCTTGCTTGCTCTGCTGCCTTTGACAACTCTGTATCTGCCTTTGAAATGCCAAAAGCGGTTGTATTTATGACCAACAACTTTCTTCAATGATATATTCAAATTGTTCATCATAGTCACCCTTTAAGGTCAAACAATTTACCGCCATTGTCCTGTAATACCTGGTAAATTCCTTTTGCCAGTGTATCAATGATTTGTTCTTCTTCATCCTTAAATTCAAGGTTTGCATGATTTGCGATTCCATGAAGAATTTCATGCCAAAGAACTTGACCCTTGAACTGTTCATTGGTGTTTATTGATTCATTGAATTCA